CCCTAAAAAGCCAACAGTCAAGCGCAAGCCAAAGCCAAAGAAATGACATCCGCAAACGATAAAATCCTTGACGCGATGCAAACCCGCGCGCTGGACCTGCAAAGGCTGGCGGCGGGGCAAGCGCGTGATGTCAATAAATTCCTCACGGAACTTCAAGGCGATATTGTTGCACAGCTTGCGCGGATTGATCCAACGGGCATTGGCAGCATATCACGGCGCGCGACACGGCTAGAAAAGCTACTGGCGCAGGTCAAAGGCACGATCACCGCGTCTTATCGCAGCGAAGGCAAGCGGCTGGCAAATGAGTTGCGCGAGATTGCGGATATGGAAGCGCGGTTTGCGGTATCTGCAATTAACAACGGTGCAGGCGTACAGCTTATCACGTCAGAGCTAACACGCGGGCAGCTAGTAGCCATTACGGGCGATCTGCTAGTGCAGGGCGCTCCGGTGTCAGACTGGCTATCACGGCAAGCTGGCGACACTCTCACGCGGTTCACAGACAACATGCGGCTTGGTATTGCGCAGGGTGAGACGAACGGGCAGCTTATCCGGCGTATCCGTGGCGGAAAGCAGAACGGCGCGGTGGTCAAGGGCTTTATGGACATCACGCGCCACCATGCTGACAGCCTTGTTCGATCGGCAACGCAAGCGGTTTCGCAGGCATCGCGGCAAGCGGTCTATGATGCTAATGACGACATCGTAAAGGCAGAACAGTGGGTAAGCACGATTGATCTGCGCACAACTGAGGAATGCGGCGCGCGCGACGGGCTGACATATACGGTTGGTGCGCATGAGCCGATTGATCATACGCTGCCATGGGGTGGCGGCCCGGGGAATCTACATTGGGGCGCTTTGGTTGAGGGTACGCTAATCAGGACAAAGGCAGGCCTTGTCCCGATTGAGTTTGTCAAAGTTGGCGACCTTGTTTTAACGCACCTTGGCAGGTGGAAGCCCGTCACCGATACGAAATGCAAGCCCCTTAAGGGCGGCGTCGTCAGGGTGATAAACACGATGTCCGGCGGGGTTCTCAGGCCAACTGATGACCACCCCATATTTGCGGGCGACTGGAAATTCGCGGGGGCCTTGAAGGTCGGGGATGATCTGCGCAGCGATGCTTATTGCATGAAGGAAATAATCAGGGCTTGCGACCTTGTCGCAGCGAAACCTGAATATGGTCCAGCCCTGACGGACGAGGGCGGCGTCGCGGCCAAGCGAGCGCTCAAGCTTGTGGCCCCCGACATCGGGTTCGAATGCGCATCTAATATCTGGGCGGGCGAAGTCGAGAACCGCGCAATCAAAATGATATTGGGCGACCCACTTGCTATCAATAGAGATCAAAGCTTCAGACATCATATGCTCTCTGTTAGTCATGTTCTCTCTGAAGTAGGGCGCGATTCCCTTGGCCACCTTGTATCTATGATCGTGAGTGAGGGGGATACCACCAAGGCGCGCGCGCATGGTGTCTCCGAAGCCATTGGCGCGCTTTGTTGCAAGAGCCTTGGCAACAGCTTCAGGAACCTTTGTAGGGTTGTTCGTGGTCATGCGAGCAGACGCTTCGGCATATTTGGCGTGGGTTTCTTTGGTTTGTCCAAATCCCCAATGTTCAGCGCCGGAAGGGTTAACGATTTTTCCGCTATCGTGATCAAGTCTGGCTTGGTCAGTTTTGTTGCGGACAGTCAAGCCGTGCCTTTTGGCGTAGCTAGAAAGAATGCCGTTGCTCAATCCTTCCTCTCGCTCAATGCGTCGCAGGGAAAACCCGTCTGCGATATGCCTCCGGTTTATGATGTCTGCAAGGGCGGGGTTCAGTTTGGGCATGACGTGGTCCTTTCATTGGGGTTGCATACTTATAGCGGCAATGTTTATGATTTGGAAGTGAAAACTGACGCCTCTTACATTGCCAACGGAATCGCAGTTTCGAATTGCCGGTCAACATCAACGCCCGTGCTGAAGTCATTCCGCGAATTGGGCCTAGACATTGACGAGGTGCCAGAAACCACGCGGGCCAGCTTGGACGGGCAGATACCGCAAGACACCTCTTTCGAGGGCTGGCTATCGCGGCGGTCGGTTGCCGATCAGGACGCAAACCTTGGCGTAGGTCGTGCGAAGCTATGGCGCGATGGGGATATATCGTTCAGGGATTTGATGGATGCTAACGGGCGGCCGTTGACGTTGATGGAATTGCAGGCGCGGATGGTAGCGCCCGTTACTCGTGTTAAGCCCACATTTACGTTTGACACTATTGCAGCACCTAAAAGCGCAGCGGCCTCAAACCGAATGATGGTTGATAGGGGCATTTCAAGGCGGAGTGAGATTAAGGGAGAACCCGCATCTGTTCGGGCTGTGCCAATGCAGGCCCTTGAAATGAAGGAGCGATTTGGGACGCCGGAAGTTGATTTTACAGGAAACGCAACAAAGGTTATTCGCGATTTGCGGATGCCGCCGGGTGTCGGCGGCGCAATAGTGACCGCAACCCGCAAGAATGGTGACTCGTTTACAGTGCTTCATTTACCTGACGATTTTGGCAGGAGGAACGAATTGATGTACGAGATAGCGAAAAACACTCAGGTAAAGCACTTGGCAGCAAGGACGCAGGGCTTAGAAGAAATTGGGGACTTAGGGCCTGACCTTGCGGCGCGCGTCAAGTCCATGCCGGATTCTGAGTACAGGCACTCGATACCAGTTGGTTTCGATGGCGTAGACCAATCAAGGGCCACAATCACGCACGAATACGGCCACCTGTTTCATGACAACGTGGCAAAGGTTGAAATCGACAACTTCTTGACGGAGGTAAGGCCGACTGAAACAGGTTGGGGCTATCTTGTTTCGTCTTATGGAAACACGCTGCCAATTGAATATGTAGCCGAATGTTTCACCATATACAACAGGTTGCCTGACTCGGAGCATTACAGAATACACCCCAAATTGCTAGAAATTTTCAGGGAAAAGGATGCAGCAATATGACGTTTGACCAAATTATCAAAGAAGTGAACAAGTCGAAACCAGCAAAAGCCATTGATCTTGCCGAAACCTTCATGAAAGAATATAGTGGCAAAGATAAATTGTTGATTGAACCTGACGTTTACGCAGTCGCATTTAGGGTTTTTGCAGGTTCCAGTGCCGCATTTGATGCCTAACAACCCCCTTGCGCCCCGCGTCAAAGTAGTGTATTTCTTGCCTTGAATACCTATGCGCTCTAAATGGGCGGAAAATAAAGTTTAAAGAGATACTTGGGTAGCTCCCTTGGACCGCACGACAGGCTTAGGCTGCAATCGGGATAACGTGGCTAAATAAGCCCGATCAAACAAACAACACGAACCAAACAACCCTGCTTAGGCGGGGCTTTTTGCGTTGGCGGGATGCCTGCGCGTAAACAAGCGGGAAGCTGAACCAATGAAAATCGAAGTAACAGACGCAACGACACTGCCAACATGGATGCAACCCCTTGTGGCTGACGGACACCTTGACCTTGGCGCACTCGCTGCACCAGAGGACGTATCTGGCTTAAAAACCGCCCTATCGAAAGAGCGCGGCAACGCAGCGGCATATTCAAAGTATGGCACGCCTGACGAAATCGCGGCAACCATCGCCGACCTTACCGAAAAGGCCAAGGGTACGGGCAAGACAAGCGACGACGCACAGGCCAAGCTTGACGCCATGAAAAACGATTACGAAGGCAAGCTAACTGGCGCAAACGACCGGATCAGCAAAATGATGCAACGCGGCGCATCTAGCGACATGAAGGCAGAGTTGGCAAAGGCCGGATTTATTCCTGACGCCATTGATGACATCGCTTCCAGCGCAATGGGCCGCCTACAGTTCCACGAGGACGGCACTGTTAAGGTGATGACCTCAGACGGAAAACCGATGATCGGATCAGGTTCTGATCACGGTGCGACCTTAGCCGATCTGGCGAAGGAACTTGCTACATCCAAATCATACGCGGTTCGGGATGCTGGCAAGGGCGGCGGCGGGAAGCCAGCCGGATCACAAGGCGGGACGCCTGATAAACCGACAATCACGCGTGAGGCTCACGACGCAATGTCGCAGTCCGAACGCATGGAACACTTTAAATCAGGCGGCACCATCAAAGGTTAGCCCCCATATCTAGGAGCCTAAAAAATGGCAAACGTATTTGACGACCTCGCAGCAGACATCTACAAGGCGGCTGACATTGTCGGTCGTGAACTTGTAGGCGTCATTCCTTCAATGACAATCAACGCAGGCACCGAGCGCGCCGCATTCGGTGGCGTTGTCCGCTCGTCTTTCACCCGGGCGACCACGGTTAACGAGGCTTACACCCCGTCTATGACCGTGCCAGAGGGTGACGACCAGACGGTCGATAACAAGACCGCCACAATCGACAAGGTTGCCAACGTCAAAATCCCTTACACTGGCGAGGATATTCGCAAGCTGAATAACGGCGTTGGTTATGAGACGGTTTATGGCGACCAGATCGCACAAGCCATGCGCGGTATGACCAACAAGATCGAAGCCTATGCCGCTTTGACGCTGTCCCTTGGCGCATCCCGCGCGATTGGTACGGCTGGCACCACGCCATTTGCGTCTAACTTCGACACCATTGCAGAAATCCGCCAAATCCTTGTGGACAACACAATGCCGCTTGATGGTCAGGCCACTATTGCGATGAACACAGCCGCAGGTACAAAGCTGCGCAATCTCGCACAGTTGCAAAAGGTGAACGAAAGCGGCGACGAATCGTTGTTGCGTCGCGGCGAATTGCTTAACCTTCAGGGCTTGATGCTGAAAGAAAGCAACGGCATTGCCGCGCACGTCAAAGGCACCGCAACAGGCGTTACTGTCAATGGCGCGTTGGCTGTTGGCGCAACCGCCATTGTGT